CGGATATGTGTTCGGCACAGACTTGCAAAAAGATACGTGGCAAACAGCAATTGTAGTCGAAGGAGTATTTGATGCACTCAGTATCAATGGGCTGGCGGTGCTACACGCAGAGATCAACGATGCACAGGTTAGATTAATACGTAGTCTAGGACGCGAAGTGGTTGTGGTGCCAGATCAAGACGAAGCTGGTATGAAGTTGGTAGATCGTGCAGTAGAACTAGGCTGGGCAGTTAGTATGCCCGATTGGCCTGTGGATGTAAAGGATGTAAACGATGCTGTGATTCGTTGGGGTAGATTGGCAACTTTGCTAACTATAATGCAGGCCAAGGAAATCAGTCGAATTAAAATAGAACTAAGGAAAAAACAACTTGTTAAAAGATTACGGACTTGATGTCCAACGCTTATTCTTAGAAATGATGTTGCAAGACGCAGAGAGCTATGTGCGTGTGCAGAATATTTATAATCCAGAAAACTTCGATCGCAGTCTAAGATCAGCGGCGGAGTTTATTGCTCGGCATAGCGATCAGCACAAGACATTGCCCACCATTGAACAGATCGGTGCCAGCACAGGAGTTAAACTCAACACGATTCCAGACCTAAATGAAGGACATTTTGAATGGTTCATGGATGAGTTTGAAGGCTTTACTAGACGTCAAGAATTAGAACGTGCAATTTTAAAGTCAGCAGACTTGTTAGAAAAGGGCGAGTATGACCCTGTAGAAAAATTAATCAAAGATGCGGTACAAATTAGTTTAACCAAAGACATGGGCACAGATTATTTTGCAGATCCTAGGTTGCGTATTGACAAATATTTTAATTCAGGCGGGCAAGTAAGCACAGGCTGGCCACAGATGGACAAGATCTTGTATGGCGGATTTAGCCGCGGTGAATTAAACATTTTTGCTGGTGGATCCGGATCTGGTAAAAGTCTTGTGATGATGAATATAGCATTGAGCTGGTTACAAGCAGGACTGTCTGGAGTGTATATCAGTTTAGAACTGTCAGAAGAACTGTGTGCCCTAAGGACTGATGCTATGTTGGCCGGAATGAGTACCAAAGAAATCCGTAAAGATATTGATCAGACTGAACTCAAGGTCAAGTTAGTATCTAAGAAAGCTGGACAGTATCGTATCAAAGCGTTACCGGCACAAAGCAACATTAATGATATTCGCAGTTACATCAAGGAAGTTCAAGTACAAACAGGATTACGGGTAGATTTTGTTATGTGTGACTACTTGGACTTGCTGATGCCAGTTAGTGCCAAAGTTAGCCCAAATGATTTGTTTGTCAAAGACAAGTATGTTTCAGAAGAACTGCGTAACTTGGCCAAAGAACTCAATGTGTTGTTTGTGACAGCTTCGCAGTTGAATCGTTCAGCGGTAGAAGAAATTGAATTTGACCACAGTCATATTTCAGGTGGTATTAGTAAGATCAATACTGCGGATAACGTGTTTGGTATTTTTACAAGTCGTGCCATGCGTGAGCGTGGTAAGTATCAAATACAATGTATGAAATCACGTAGTAGTACTGGTGTTGGTATGAAAATTGACTTAGACTATAATGTCGAAACCATGCGTATCACCGACCCCGGTGAAGAAGCCGGTCCAGTCAATTCATTTGCCAAGGGTAATCTATTAGATAGTATCAAAGCCAAAAGCACAATGATTAACGGAACAGAACCTGTGTCTCATCATGAGGAATCTGGTAAGATTACTGCCGATGTGCAAAGTGCCAAACTAAAACAACTACTAGGACAAATTAAACAATCATGACAGAACAAGATAAAAAGTATTGTCCTAGAATACACCATGGATTAACACTTTCAAATATTAATAATAATAATTTGTCTTTTTCAGTTTGTTGCTGGGCCGAACCTGTTACCGACACAACTATAAACTTTTATAAAAAAGAGCTTGTTGAATTAAGAAATATTAATCATACAAAACAATTACCATTACCATATTGCCATCGATGTAACGAACAAGAAAAAACAGGTAAAAAAAGTATGCGATTAGGATATGCAGAAAAACATGGTTTAGAAACTTATGAACCTAGTTTGCAATATCTTGATGTTACTATTGATAATACATGCAATTTGGCCTGTGTAACTTGCGGGCCTGAAGTATCTACTACCTGGCGTAAAGAATTAAAACTTAAAGGTATGAGTGTTCGCCCACATATAGACAAATTTATTACTAATCACTTGCATACACTAGACTTTACACAGCTTAAAGAAATTAGGATATGGGGTGGCGAGCCATTTTTAACTAACACTCATACAGACATATTAAAATATGTAGTTGATCAAGGCAACGCACATAATGTCAACCTGATGTATAATACCAATGGCACTCGATTAATCGATAATGACACTAAAAAATTAATTGAAAAATTTAAATTTGCTAGAATTAGTTTTAGTATAGATGGGATAGGAAAAAAATTTAATTATATAAGGCATCCAGCTGATTGGAATCAAGTTGAAAAAAATTTATTCTGGTGGAAAAATAATTTACCTCATAATAGTATGTTATCCTTGACTACTACTGCTAGTATATTAAATGTGTTAGATCTTGACGAAATATTTAAATGGTGTCACCTTAACTTCAATCAATCAGTATTTGGAGATCCGATTGAAATTTATGTACATCAAGCATTTGGAATATATGGTTTAGAATTTATGCCAGATAACATGGTAGACTATTTGAAATCAATGCCAAACTACAGTCAGCCATGGATACAACAATTAAACATACTAGGTAAACAAAATTCTAATTTAGGTAATACCTTGGACGCACTACGAATAATAGACACTAGGCGTAATTTAAATTTTTCCGAAGTTGCACCTGTTACAGCTCGCCTATTAGGGTATCAAAAATAATTGCAAGTTCCGGCAAATACTGTTTTATGTTAATTTTTTTAACTTGATCCTGTTGATGTATCTTATTAAAATATTCTTTAAGAGTGATTTCGCTCCCAGTTTGAGTTAACCATGGTTTTGCAAATGTATTGTTTGCTATTAATTTTTTGATTTCCAATGGCATTTGTCGCAAACCTAACCAATTTGGAAACTCAACAATATTATGATTATACCGCAATCCTTGTGTTTGAAACCAGTCAACGGTTTCCTGATAATACAAAATATTTAAGGAACTTATAGTATACGACACACTAATATTATTAGTAATTTGTTGAAATTTTTTAATATTGTCACAGATAACATTCCATTTTGCTGGCCATCGCATGTATTCAAATACAGGACCAACACCGTCGATACTTATACAAATATTTAAATCTGTAAATTTTGAAAGCAGGTCTAGTTGCGATTGTTTTAACATGATACTACCATTAGTAACCAGTGAAATAAAACAGTCAGTATTATTGTGTTCAATTAATTTTTTTAAAATTTTAAATGTTTTTGGATCAAATAACGGTTCCCCGCCGAGTAATGAAATTCTTTTAGCAGAACTATAATTGATATCACTATTTTCTAAATCAATTTCTTTTTTTGAAGCTGGAACAAGACCCATTTTCTCTTCAATCTCTGCCCATTTTGATGATGCATTACTATTACATGACACACATGCTTGATTACAAAGATTGCTGGTTGTTATTTGGTATAATAAAGTTTTGTGTTTAGCTTCGATACAATCTTCTTTTAATCTGATTAAATCTTGATTAAGTTTATAATCTAAAAACTCATTTTCTAATTGTCTTCTACTTTTCTCTCCTATTGATTCAATTTGCCAACATTTTGAACAAGCAGGGGATTTAATGCCCTGTAAAAGGTCTGTTTTTATTTGATTTATATCGGCATTGTCAGGTAGTAAACAACAAGGAGTAGCCAATGGTATTTCTAAGCCATACCAAGGTAGTACGCAAAATGTATCCATCTTGTATTTAAGGACAGTATATGTTATAATTAAATAAATAATAAAAAGGTCCTGGACTAAAATGCAAAAAAAAACACGTAGTTTATTAGAAGAATTAGACTCAATGTACATCGAGCGTGATCAACGCCATGTTATTGAAAACCGTGCATCTAATGTCATAGCCAGTGCCATACGCTTACTAGAAGAAATTGACGCAACTTATCCAGCAGAGCAAGCAGAAAATCTACGCCGCAAACTGCTGAATGCTATCAATCAGCGTGATCCTGGCAAGTTTACCCGTACAGTGAGACGCACAGATGCAAATTCATGAACTAACAACTAGAAAAAATCCCCAAGTAGCCGAAGGACTAGGCGATGTTGGCGGCGATATTGGTCAAATGACCGGTGCTGGTGTTAATGCTATTAAAGGTATCGGTAGTGCTATTGCTGCCCCATTTAAAGACGTTGCCCAAGGATACAGATCAGCAAGGCAAGATCAAAAAGTTTCAGCTGTGGCTGACAAAGCATTTCGTGCTTGGCAAAATTATGTTGCACAATTAGAACAAAGCATTGCAACACAGCCAGCACCGGCCGCTGCTCCAGCTAAAACACCACCAGGCACAACAGCTCCAGCTGGAGCTGCAACAACTGCTCCTGGCACTACACAACCAAACACCATGGCAAATGCTCCTGTTAGTGCAACTAACAAAGCTGTTGCTGGTAATGCAAATGCAACAACACCTGCAACAACAACTGCAACAACGCCAGCAAAACCAAATTACGGAACTCAGACCGGCGGCGGAGCCAAGGTCACATATAAACAACCTACCGGTGTACCAAATACAACTTCAAGTACACCGCAAGCAACTAGTACTAACATGATGCAACCGCCTGCTAAAGCACCGGCCACAGTGGCCAGTACTGCACCTGGGCAACCAATTACTGTAGGTGGACAAAAGTTAAAACCTGGACAACCTGGATACGACCAACTGGCCAAGGCTACTCTTAAAGAATTACAAGCACCGGCTACAGCAGTCAGTCCGGCCCTGGCTGCGTTTAGAGATCGTACAGATGGCAAATACGAAGCGTACCTTAAAGCCTTTGTACAGAAAAATTTATTAGCTGGATTAGGGTACAGAGGACTAGTTAATCAACAAGAAATTGATAATGCTATCAAAGCAATTGCCTCGCCGGCCAATGCTGACCCAGCCAAACAACGACCGTTGTGGAATGATTTAGCTAGAGCAGTTGCTCTTGCTGTTCCTGCTGCCGGAGCACTAACAGGCCGAGATCCGTCAGCCGCAAAACCATCGGGTACTCCAGGTACAACTGCTCCAGGTACAACTGCTCCAGGTGAAGAGCCAGCACCGGGTGAAGAGCCGGCACAGGATGCCGCTCCGGCAAAACCCACAATGACCCGAGCTCAAATTAGTCAATGGATCTCTAGAAACAGTGAAGACCATGCCGCATTAAAAGCCGCACTAGACGCTATCAATGCAGTTAAAGGTTAATCAATTATGAAAATAAATCACGTACTAGAATCTCGGAATTACCTTTATGAAGGTCTTGATGCATCAAGTTTGCGTTCGGTTAAACTATGGGAAAGTGCTGGTCGTAAATTAGTTGAATATGAAATGACAGCTGATCAAATTACAAAATTGTTTGGTCAAGTACAACAAGGTGCTACAGACGCAGGCAGCAACCGTACCATGATCGGCAAGGGCAAAGATGCCGCTGATGCTGTAGGTAAGGCCTGGGAAGATTTAAAAACCAAAGTAGCAAACTCGGGCCCAATTAAGAATGTAGATGCTCAATACGACAAGGCCGCTGAAAAATTAAAACAAGCCACCGGTGGTGATGCTGGTGTAATGAAGTATGTTGAAAAATATCGTACATTTGCTAAAGAGCACCCTGTCGCACAGAGTTTAATCTATGCCGCGTTAATTGCTGCCGCTGGTATTAGTGGTGTTGGTGCAGGTGGGGCTGCCGCACTTGGTTTGTTTAAAATGACAGACAAGTTGTTGCAAGGTGACAAATTCTCTAGTGCCGCTTATGCTGGTGCCAAAACAGGTGCTATGGCCTACGGTGCTGGACAAGTTGGTAAAGCATTACAAGGTGGCGATCAATCTGTCGCTTCGGTAAGCCGTGACGCTGATGCACAGCCAGGCGGATTTTATGGCCAGTCCATGAATGCAGGACAACCGTTAGGGTGGATGTCCAATGATCCAAATTTTGGTCCTCGTATAAATGATATTTTAAATAGCCCAGATCGTAGTGACGCCTGGAAAGAAGTGTTCAAGCAAAATATAAACAAATTTGGAGCAACGGTGCAACCTGGAAGCGATCCTGGTATGATTAGCCGTACAATTCAAACAGCATCAAAAATTGCTGATGCAAAAGCTGGGTTAAACGAAGCTCAAATCCGGCGTATGTTCTACGTTGCTGGCACTATCCAGGACAAATTAACTGAAGGTGTTTGGGACAAGGTCAAAGGTGCGGCTGGTAAAGTCGCTGGCGCTGTGGCCAACAAAGCACAAACAGTAGGCACAAATTTAACAACCAAAGTAACCGCTGACAAATTAATGACAGCCTGGAAAAAAGCCGGTAGTCCAACTGACAGTGATGCTGTTGCGGCCATTATGAAACAAGCTGGAGTTGATGATGCTATTATTGCTTCGTCGATGAAAGCTGTTGGTGGACAACAACCCAAGACCGGTGGTGCAGGTGCATTTGATCAGATGGCAAATCAATTAGCACCAGCTGAACCAGCCAAGCCTGTGGATGCTCAAACACAAAAATTTATTCAACAGTTAGTTGCTTCTTATGCGGCGTTGACTCCAGCAGAAAAACAACAACTTAAAAAAGAATTACAAGATGCTGTTACTGCCAGTGATGTGGGTGGCAATGTGGTCAAAGGCACAATGGAAAGCCGTCGTAGTAAAAAGAGAGTACGTTAATGAGTACTAGTTTGTTTGAAGGTGGCAACGTATTCAAAGACGGTGACGGCCGTGCTGTTACGCAACGCATCAATCAAACTGATGTAAAATCTACCTTGGCCTGGTTAGAAGAACTAGTGCCCGGACTTGACTTACAAAACAATACCTTAGGATCTACCGGCATCAAAGATACATCGGGTGACCTAGACATTGCTGTTGATGCCAGCCAAGTCACCAAAGATCAATTAGAAGCCAGACTCAAACAATGGGCCGCAAGCCACGGATTCAAGCCCGAAAACTATGTAAAGAAATCGGGTACCGCAGTACACTTCCTTACACCCATCAATGGCCGCCCTGATTTGGGTTATGTACAAAGCGACTTTATGTTCCTCAACAATGTGCCTTGGTCAAAGTTTGTGCTAGGTGCCATGCCCACAGATTCACGGTACAAAGGCCGTGAGCGTAATGTGTTAATGAACAGCATCGCTAAAAGCATGGGCTACAAGTTAAACCAAATTGCCGGTATTGCTGATCGTGCTACTGATAAACTCATCACAGACGACCCGGACCGAGTGGCCAAACTGTTGTTGAATCGAACAGCCACACGCCAAGATCTAGCCAGTGTAGAAACAATCTTACAAGCACTCAGTACAGATCCCAAACGTGATGCCAAACTAGCAGACTTTCGTCAACACATGGAACGTGAAGGCTTGCCATTTATGGAAAGCGAAACACCTGCAGTAACCGGATATACTGAAGTAAACTTCCTGGCTAGACTGCGTGATCGTATTGTTAACCAAGGTATGAAGGTCATTGTTGAAGCCGAAGTACAGGGCGGACGTGCCAAGGGTATTGAACATCTTGAAGATCTGGTGTTCCGCAATGGCAGTGCCGGTATCAAACGGGCCTTGGATATTGTGAAACATACAGCCGCTGACACAGGCAAGACTGCCACGGTCAAGTGGGATGGCAAGCCAGCCTTGGTATTTGGTCGCGATGCCAACGGAACATTTGTCTTAACTGATGTTTCTGGATTTACTGCACGAGGATACAACGGCTTGTTTACAAGCCCGCGTCAGGTGGCACGACATTTAGAACAGCGTGATGCTGATGCCGAAGCACAGGGCCGTCCGGCTACTCGTGTTGAAACATTATTGCCTATATATCAACAACTATGGCCCATGTTAGAAGCCTCATTGACTAAAGATTTCAGGGGTTATGTACAAGGTGATTTGCTGTACACACAACGTCCTCCTGAGCAAGCCGGTAATTTTGTGTTTACACCTAATACTGTAGAATATAAAATTCCAGTGGCCAGTGATGTAGGGCAACGTATTGCCCGTAGCGAAGTTGGCATTGCCATGCACACACAATATGCAGAACCCGGAGCACCAAAAGAGCCCATTGGTAATGTCAAGTTTAAACCTGTTCCTGGACTGCTATTATTAGAACCAGTGTATGCCAAAGAAAATGTACGGCCAAACAAAGCGTTAGTACAACAAATACGAGACATTTATAATAGTCAAGGTGCCGCAATTGATCAACTGTTTAGCCCTGCTGAACTTAGAGCCTCACAAATTACTGATTTGCCCAAGTTATGCATAGATTATATCAACAGTCGTGTGGGCGGTGGATTTGATAATTTATTAGCACAATTTGGACCATGGCTCCAGCAACACGTTACTCCTAAAAAGTTCAACAACATCGTAGAATATATCCAAAGTCCGCGTAGCAATTTAGATGGCATGGCGGCAGCATTTACAGCCTGGGTCCTGTTACACGACATCAAGATGGATATCTTAAATCAATTAGACCTACAACACCCAGGGCAAGAAGGCTGGGTAATGGCCACCGCAGGCGGTATGGCCAAAGCAGTAAATCGCCTAGCCGGCGGATTTACCGCGGCAAATCGTGCTGTAAACAACCCAGAAACTATGGCAAACTCCTGATTTTTACCAAAAGGTATAAATAAAAGTAGGCCCACAGTGGCCATATATTAAGGAGATTTAAAATGGCTTATATTACTAAAGTTTCTGGTGGTTCACAACCAGTATTCGCAACAGACGTTCTTAACGGACCAGTTGCCCAAGATGCAAACATCGCTGCACAAGGTCCTGTTCAAGTAGCAGGTCCTAAGTTAGACTTTTATGGCTTCACAGCCAACGTTAGTCTGGCAACTCAAGGTGGTGTTAATGGTTATGTTTCTAACGTTATCCAAGCTCTGCAACAAGTTGGTACAGTTGCACAGTATCAAGTTGGTCCATCTGGTAACGTAATCAACGTTGGTATCTATCCAGTAGGTTGTTTTGCTAACGTTGCTGTTGCTGTTGCAACAGCTCAAGGTGCAAATGGCTATGGTTATGGTATCAGTTCTGGTTCTAACGTAGCTACATTTACAAGCACAACTGCTGCATCTTAATTAAGTTCGAGTTTGTAAACAAAAACCCACTTCGGTGGGTTTTTTGTTGACTTTAATACGGGTCTTGCGATAACGACTTAAATACTCTATTATGATGGTCAGCAAAATTACAGAATTAACCGTGTTTGAAAGTCCTGATGGCGGGCGTACAGTGTATGCTAGAAAACCTGGTGCTACCAAACGAGAATTGCATTATGAAGATCCTAAACTACAACAAGAACTCAAAGAACTAGAAGCACAAAAACGCTGGGTAGATATATTTCAGGCCCGTCAGGATAATACTGAACTTGATCACTTGTGCGAGCAGGTAGAAATACTATATGAACTCAGCAGGCGAGCCGAATGAAATTTGCCTGCCAAACTTTATTTGACATTACTGCCACAGGTATAACTGGACATTGTAAATTAACACGCATGCCTTTTCAAGATCATGCCGGACAATTGATACGTGATTCTGAATCGTGGAATCGCAGTCGTAATCAACAACGCAACTGGGAAACACTTACACAAATCTTAAGTCTCCGCACACAGTTATTTGAAATTACAGACCCTATACCGGATCAGACTGGCACACGATGGATGTTTGAATTTGAAACAGAAACTGAAGGTGTGTATGGCCCAGAAGATGATCCGGTATCTGTGTTACGTGCTGATGCTGCAGGTGTTCCTATGTTGCGTGAACTCAATAACGACCCAGATATTGACACAGTATTGATTACTGAAGGACCTAGACAGAATATTTGGTTTGCACCTATTTCCATAAATATATAATGGAGATTACAAATGATTGAGCCAACCGATATTGAAAAGAAAAGCCTTGAGGCCCATGTGGAACTATGTGCTGAACGCTATAATGCGTTGGAAGACAAGATATCGGCTATGAGTGCAAATATTGCTCATCTTTGCGATATGGTCTCAGAAGTTAAATCTAGTCTAGGCAAAATGAGTGAAAAGAACACTGATAGATTGATCAGTTGGGGAGTTGCTATCATTGGGTTTTTATCTGCATCAACTATCTATCTTATATCACACTACGTTCTTAAATGAAACCAGACCAAGAATTTGAACGTATGTTTCGCCAAGAATTTAAGGATATTACTCCTAATTTAATTTGGCAAAACGACTCAGGGGAGTACGAAGTATTTGGACGATATCGAATCGTTCCTATCCGTCCTGGATATCGAGTATTTTGCTCAGCTTCAGAAGTGGGTATTTTTAACAGTACTAAATCGGCATTAAGTTGGTGTATAGCCGACAAAAACAAATCTTACAATACAGCCCGAGAACTACTAACCGTGGACAACAAATTAGCCGCACTTACACAGGATATTAACGCTAGAGCCAGTGTGGGCGATCGTAGTAAAAACCCAGGGTTACGTGAAATTATTTTGACCAAGTTGGAAAGCAAGATTATACACAAAAAACAACTGGAAAATCAGTTAACCAAATGTGTCGACTGGGCTAAATATATACAATTAAGAGGATTTGATAATGAAACTCAACGAACTGGCCGTAGTCAGCCCAACAAAACAAGCCGCTAAAGTATTCGAAAGTTACTTTGGCAATCGTATCTCTTTTGATGCTATGACACAGCAACAAGCTCGTGGTATGCTTAACCGTGTTCGCAATTTAATTGCTGAACATCGCCGTACTCCAGAATTCCACCGCAGTGAACGCAATCCTGCTTATTTAAAATTAGTCATGATGGAGCAAGCTCTAGCAACTCAAGCCGTTGCTCCACAGCAAATGGCTCAAGCAAATCCTGCTAACATCGCAATGGCTATGCAAGACAAGAAAAAACAAGCTACAGATCAATCTAAACAAATTGACATGCAGATCCAAGCCTTACAAAAACAAAAAGCAGAGCTCATGAAACAGGCAAATAATCCAATGGCTGAAAATCGCCGTAGTTTACGTCAGCGTTTAAAAGAAAGCGAAATCCAACAAGCTCAAGTTGTCCTGGCCAGTCAAGACATGGTTGACCAAGTACAAAAAATGAGTGAACAAGTTAGTGCTATGCAGTTCAAAGATCTGCCGGCACTGGTTGATCAGATCAAGAACGAAGTTGGCGTTGACCAAGCTACTCAGTTCAATGGTGATGCTAGTGCCGCATTGAGTGGGTTGCTGCAAAATCTACAAGGCGCCAAACAACAGTTGGAAGCCGCACTTGGTGTAGTCACAGGACAAGCTCCTACTGTACCAGGTGCTGATATGGCAGCGCCTGCGCCAGGCGAAGAAGAAATTGGTATCGACGCCGAAGTTCCAGTACCGGGCGGCGAAGAAGATATTGACGCTGAAATGGATGCTAATGTAGAGCCAGCAACAGGCCTGGGTCGTGAACGCAGATAATGTTAATTCGAGAAGTAGCTGAACTCAACAGCGGACCCGATACAAAAAAACTGGCTGCATTAAGCCAGTTTTTGCTTGGCCGCAGTGAGGACGAGAGTGCTACAAAACAAATTAGTCAAGATGCGTTTATAGAAGCTGCCAAGAGTCTGGGCGTAAACGTCACATCTGACAACTTAGGCGATTTAATCAGCCAAGAACCACTTAGCAATATTCTTGAACCACTTGATCCAAACTCAGGAGTGGTTCGATTCAAAGGCGACACTGAAGCTCAAACTGGAATGAGTGTGGACCAAGCTCGTGCGGTAGTGGACTCTAATGCCAAAGCGGCAATGAAGCGCCGCCAATAACCAAAACCGTTGTAAATAATTAGATAGTGTGTTATAATATACAAAGGAGTATACAATGGCTTATTCAGAAAAAGTAATCGATCACTACGAAAATCCACGTAACGTGGGCAAAATGGAAATAGACAGCACAGTAGGCACAGGTATGGTTGGTGCACCTGCCTGCGGTGACGTAATGAAACTACAAATAAAGGTCGAAGATGGAATCATCACAGATGCTAAATTTAAAACTTACGGTTGCGGATCGGCAATTGCTAGCAGTTCGCTTGTTACCGAATGGGTTAAGGGCAAAACGCTTGACCAAGCAAGCGAGATTAAGAACTCAGCGATTGCAGAAGAGCTTGCCTTACCGCCTGTTAAGATCCACTGCTCGATACTGGCTGAAGACGCTATCAAAGCCGCAGTAGCCGATTACAGAAGCAAACACTAATGATATCAGCAACTCCAAGAGCCTCTAGCAAAATAGTTAGCAATCTAAGTCGCCGTGGTGCTGGTATAGGGATTCGTTTAGGCACAACTACCACAGGTTGTTCTGGGTTTGCTTATGTGTTGGAATATGTTGATACTCTATTGGCGACAGATATTGTATACGACTCTGATGGATTTAAAATTGTAGTAGATCCTAAAGATCAAATAATTTTAAATGGGCTAATAATTGATTATGTCCGTGAAGGACTCAACGAAGGATTTCAATTCAACAATCCTCAAGAAAAAGACCGCTGTGGATGCGGGGAAAGTTTTCGTGTATAACCCAAAGTTTAATTATCAAGCATTAAGTCGTGTTACGGATGATGGCAAGCGTTTATATGCTACTCCAGATGGAAACCGGTTACCTAGTGTAACTACAATTTTAGACAAAACCAAACCAGAAGAAAAAAAACAAGCACTCAACGAGTGGCGTAAACGTGTGGGCGTAGAAAACGCACAAAAGATTACTACAGAAGCTGCCAACCGCGGAACCAGGATGCACACTTACCTTGAAGATTATATCAAGCAAGGGCAACTTCGAGACCGTGGATCAAATCCGTTTGGATGGGCTAGTCATGCCATGGCACAAACTGTGATCGAAGATGGACTTAAGAATGTTAACGAAATATGGGGTGTAGAGATTCCCTTGTATTTTCCTAAACTATACGCAGGCACCACAGACGGATGCGGACTACACTTAAACGAAGAAAGTATTCTAGACTATAAACAAACAAACAAGCCTAAAAAACAAGAGTGGATTGAAGATTACTATCTACAGCTAACAGCATACGCTCTAGCCCACAACGAAGTATATGGCACTAATATTCGCAAGGGAGTAGTACTAATGTGTGTAAAGCCGCCCGTTGACGACATGGGCAATCCGCTAGCACGACCACAATACCAAGAATTCATTCTAAAACCTGAGGATTTTAACTATTGGTCTGATCAATGGTGGAAGCGTTTAGAGCAGTACTACCTACTAGCCTAACCAGCTAAATACTGGATAGAATTCAAGGAAGACTAAATTGGCCATTGTACAGATCTCTCAAATTACTAATCGTAAAGGGTTAGCAGAAAATTTACCACAATTAGCTGGTGCCGAACTTGGCTGGAGCACAGATACACGCCAGCTTTACATCGGAAATGGCACCATACAAGACGGTGCCCCTGTTATTGGCAACACTGAGATCCTAACAGAGTTCAGTGACATATTAAATTTTACCAATACCTACACCTACAAAGGTGAAGCTGCCGGATACACTGTACAAACAGGTGTCACTGCCGGAACACCCGTAACTTTAAGTTTACAATCGTGGTTGGATCAATTTGCGTCAGTGTTGGACTTTGGTGCAGTGGGTGATGGATTGACCGATGATACTGCGGCCATCAATCGTGCCTTGTATCAATTATTCTGCAGAGAAGTTAATCCACAGATTCGTCGCAGTTTATTCTTCCCAGCCGGTGTG